ACAGTCTTTTCTATTTTCTGCAATCTGTATTGCACTGTTTACTAGTGAATTGTGGTCTGCAAGAGTATCTTGAGCACCCTCTGAACCACCCCCAGCGTCACTGGATGTTGACCCAACGACTAAGAAAGCCATATCTATTGTTTCTGCATCTGAGAAATGTTTGTCCCATGCATCGGTCTTTTGACCAACTGTTGGGTTTGCACGACCATCTGCACCACCTGTTAGTGATGAGATTTCAGGAAGAGCAGGTCTTGTGAAGACATTACCGACTGCAGCCTGTAATGTTCTGTTTTCTGCGACTGTTAAGTCTGTTGCAGTTGAGTGACCTGACCACCAAACATACTTTGATTCTCTTTCGATTACATCTTTGTAGTAGTTTGAATTACCTGTAGAATTCTTTGCATCTGACCCTAGTGATACGAATGAGAATGACTCTAACACAGCGCCTTTAGTGCCTGTGAATAGACCATCTTCATCTTCAACAACAAGGTGAATCTCATCATTTACTGCGCCAACTAATGTGGCCCCTGCTGATGTTCCTGGTGCTTTGTCGAATAATGCGTAATGTTCCCAATATCTATCAACTGATTCATCATCAACAACAGCACTTGTAAGACCAGTACCTTCTGGTTGATTTAATGCCTTAAATGTCAATGTGTTTGTTGAAATACCAACTACTTGATAATGAGTCGTGTGATTTGCGAACTTAATGATGTCGCCAATTATAACAGCGGCGCCTGAATCTACTACAACTGATGTTGCTCCAATTGCGTAGCCTGACCCATTGTTGACTGCGGTAGCAGCGTCATTGAAATATGCGTTTGAAGAAGCACACATGTGAACTTTAATAGAATTACCTAAAGCCCCAGCGTGTCTTGCAACCCACTTACCGACTGTACCTGCTGCCCCACCTGATTTATAGGTGTTTACATAGTCGTCTGAATTTTTTAATAATGTTGCTGAGTTTCCTGTTTGGTTTGCGTTGAATAAACCAGTGTTAGAAATTCTAACTACTGATAATGAAGAACCATATCTCAAGAAAGACTCGGCAGTGTAGAAGTCTTCAACAGAGGCGTTATTGTCTGCTGGTTTGTAGAATTCTTCAACTAGTTGTTGTCCATCTGAAACTGTTTTTACTTCATCAACAGGTCCCCATTGGAATACGCCAGCGAATCCACCTCTTGTTGAGGATACTGCTGGAACAACATTCGATAAGTCAATCTCTTTGACCTGAACGCCTGGTGAAACTTGAAATGCCATACTTTTCTCCTGTTAATGTATTTTTACATTGTAAAAGTTGTTTACACTTTTATTTATATATTTATAATATCTAAGAACCCTTAGAGTACCATCTGTCGCCACTAGCGTCAACAAATGATTCGACTTCGCCTTGGTCCCCAAATACTCCCGCTGGTAACATGTCATCCTCTATCATTTTCTGTTGTTCAGAATATAATAAATCTTTAACAGCGGTGTCTGTTAAGTGTGTGAAGAACTCTGTGGTTACAAACCACGCAAAGAGTACACAATTCATTACCATGTCGTCATGATAACCTCTGTCTGCCTCGAATGAAGAACCTTTATTAACAAATGTCATAAGTTCTGTAATCGTTGCTCTATCTACTACAGATAGTCTGTTTTCTTCTAGTAGTTCCTTTAAAGTGGAACAACCAACTCTCTTAATCTTTCTAGACATTGTGATACCAATGTCTTTCGCATGTGTCATACCTTGCACAAAGACATTTGGATATTCTATGTCATAGTGCAATTGTGTAGCGACCATTGAACCCTCTGCATTGTTTTCTATTATTACAAGTGCTTCATTATATCTACTACAGTACTTATTTATTAAATCCGGAAACAGCATGGGGCTAATCATGTTATCTCTGTATGTACAAACCTGTTTAAATGGTCTTTGAGACACATCAAAGATACTAAAAGTAGAATAGTCGAACCCTCTACCTTGTGATACATCAACGGTTACAACATAGTTATGGTCTTGTTTTGGCGTATCATATACTATTAAACCATCTTTTTTCCATTCGCCATCTACTGCTCTCATACCCAATAATGTATCTGCATTGATAAGAGTATTACCAGTACCTAAGAAACTGTTGCCATATTCTTGTTCAAACTGTGCCTCTGAGGTGTTTGCAATAGTCTGTTTCTTCCACTCTTCATCACGACCTGGCACATCTTGCCAACCAATAGTGAATGATTTATACTCTGATTGGTCATGTATAGCACTTTCGTATATCTTATGAAACATATTACCCACACCATTTGCAGTAGATGTGATAATAACTTTAGAATCTTTACCAGATGTGACAACAGGATATGTAGCAGTATAAAATGTCTCTGCATCTTCTACGAAAGCAAACTCATCAAGGTACAACATGTTAATTGACATACCACGAATGGACGATGAAGATGTGGCAGCTGCGACCAGTTTACTATCATTGCCGAACTCGATGTTTCCTTTGTTTAGAATCTTTACGCCTGGTTGTAAGAAGAATGGCACGGTCTCCAACATGGTTACAATACGAGACACCATCTCTCTGGCAATCGCACCTTTGTTCGCCAGAATCGCTGTGGTGACTTCTGGAGTGAACAATAGATACCATAAAAGATATGCACATGATGTAATTGATTTACCACTCTGTCTGGCGGCAAGAATGACACTGAATCTATTGTCATTAAAATGATTTATGAGTTTATCTTGATATCCACGAAGTTTAAACGGTACTAGACCTTCATCTAGTGATATAATCTGACAATAATTTTGTATAAAGTGGCAAGGATCCTCAGAACATTTTTGATATTCTGCTATCTCTTCTGGTGTATACTTTGTTTCTACACCTGCTCTTTTGATTAAATTGTTACCTAAGTAACCTTCGTTCTTCGCTTGAACCATATTTTAGTCTTTGTTCTTCTTAAGGAACTTTTGTAATTCAGAAGTTGACCCAACATACAAATGATTGTGTTGTTGTCCTATCTTCTGTTGTTCTTCGCCCTCTAACTTCTTCAATTTACTCTGTAAATCTATAAGTTTCTCTGCTGTTTCACCTACTGTTTTAATTAACTGACCTGCAACTTCGTATGCACGAGGGTGTTCTGTTTCTTTTGATAATTGTAGTATGCCTTCGATTGCATCTTGTCCTCTTTCTACGAGTCCATACAGATTTTCTCTAGCGTATTTGTAATCTGTTTCCATGTTCTCATGTCGAGAAGGAAGTTTAACTATCTTTGTTTCTTCTTTGATGTCCGATTCTATATTTAAAAGGTCATCTAATTTTTCATCTATATCATTCATGTTATTGCCTCGAAATAGTCTATATTCAGTACATGTCTATATTTTTTACTACATGTATTGGTTGTACCTGTGTGTTGTGTATGTCCATCAAACATCAATATTCTATTCGCAACACTATCAATACATTCTATTTCATCTGATTCTTTTAGCATAGTATATCCATTATTTGTATTTAAGTATAACAATGCAGTTTTTAAATTTTTTGGTGCAGTCTCAATGTCCACATGAAATTCATTTTTTATAATTGTATCAGTTCTTGGCAACATATTAAGTTTACATCGCACTAAAGAACAAACATTTAATTTATCTAATAATGGTTCAATCCACTCATATGCATCACTCTGAGGTTGATTGTCAAAGTATAATGCATGTACAAATTGTATCTCATCACCATCTCTATTGACTGTATTTAAAAAATATGGAAAAGTTGGATGAGTAAATTTATCTACTAGTTCATTAAAGTAGTTTTGGTCTAATGCATTATCTATTATTTTCATCTATTTCATTCATAATTAACTATTGTCTTCTTCACTGTAATCATCTTTGACACCATCGTCATAGAAAGATACATTCTCTGCAACAACGAAAGTATCGTCTGCATCGACTGAACCAACAAAGAGTAATTTATTACTAGCATCGGTCATGTTCACAGCAGCCGAAACTGTTATTTGTTCTCTGTTAGTTGCAATTGTGGTTATTGTGGGATTGGTATCTAAGTTGGTACCAAATACTTCATCTCCTACACTTATCTTACTATTTATTGCACTAGGGAAGGTGATTATGTTTAGGTCACTTACTGCATTTGATAACTCTTGGAATGCAGGTTCATAGTGTTTAACTTCTTTAACAAGTCCTGATACACCTATATTTGATGATGTAAATGTTTTATTGCCATCTCCAATATAAGTTCTTTCAATAACATTCTTAATGATATTGCCTGTATAGATAGGACCAAAGAAGTATGTCTTCATTGTAAAGTCTAAAGTATATTCTATAACTCTTCTATCTTCCATTGAACCCTCATAGTCATCTTGAAATGATACTGAGTTTAATATTATGGGTACATCTCTATGGTCTGCCATATCATCAACCATCTTCATGGTGACTGTATATTCTGGTTGAAAGTAAGGTAGTATCTGTTCTACGATTTGCAATGCATCATTCATATTCTTAGTTAGAATAGTTAATGTGAAGTTTAGATTGTAAGGTGCAGGTGCGTATTGAAAACCTTTTTTACCATTTGTTTCCATTATAGGTTTGACTGCCCTTATGAGTTTGTTCTGTTGTCTCTGTACATCATATTCAAAACCTGTCAATTCAAATGCCATCCTTGGCAACGATATTGCACTCCTATTTCTATCTGATAGATTCGCCTCTTCAGCAATTCTATCTAAAAACTTTTGTTTAGGACCATATGATATTGGTACCATAGGAGAAGATAAGACTGTTCCGTCTGATTTGATTTTCTTGAATTGAATGTTATTAAACATTGTACCAAATACTGATACGCATCGTTTAATAGTTTCATTGTAAAAATATGTACCGAACATTATGGTTCACCAAATGGGTTTGTTTCTGATAAGTCTAAGTATGATGAATCTTTATTCTCAAAGTCTAAGTTCTGAGCGGCTGCATCATTGTTGAATGTCATTCTATCGTCTATAGATGAGATAGTAAATGTTGCGCCATTGGCACCATTTAATACATCGCCAACTTGTAGTGTTGTTGTGATATCTTTTGCGAGAAGTTTACTTGTCGGTTGATTCCAAGATACAACTTCTGCAACAACTGTACCATTGAGTGCGAGAGTTTCATTCGCAATATAGTCTGTTGCATTACCATTGTTCATTGTCATATTCAATGAGTATGCTTGTTCATCTTCTATCAAGTCTATGTCACCAATTCCAGTATCGAAATCTTCTTGACTGTATTCAAACAGTTCACATCTTAGTTTAAATACAAACAGTTTACCTACTTGATAGAAAGGGTCTTCATGTTCTACAAATTTAATTTCAAACATAGAACCACTAAGAGGGAAGTAGATTAAATCTCCTTCGTTTGGTCTAAATGATGTTGCGAGATTTGAGTCTAGTGAGATGAATCTTTCCCAACTTCTTAATGATATAACAAAGGTCGCCTGGTCTCTAATCTGTAAACCAAACTTAGACATAAGGTCGCCTTCGCCTTCGAAACCATCTGTATTCTCAATGTACATTTCAACTGAGTATGCATCACCAAATTTAGATTGCACATCTTCATTGAGTATACTATCCTCTTCGATAACTTGTCGAGGTAGATACATTGTCTCGTGACCATACATTCTTAAAGACTCAACAACTAAATCTTCATAGAGATGTTGTTCAGAATTTACTGCATGATTAAAAAATACATTTGTTGCCATAATTTATTAGCCCATCATGTCCATGGGTAACATGTCATGATTTAGTCTTGCCTCTTCTTCGAGTCTTGTTATTTCTTCTTGTGCCTCTTGTTTCATCTGTTGTCCATCTAGTGTCACACCACCTGGTAATGCGATACCTGAGAATTTAGATAAGTTCTCTCCCCACTGATATTTACATAATGCAGTTGCATATTTTTTTAACCACATGTCATTGTATACATCTGTAAAGTTATTTGGGTCTATCTTTCTATAACATTCAATAACAATATACTCACCTTCATGTACAAAGTTTGAGTCCATGTGTAAGTATAATCTGTTTTGATGTTGATTGTAATTGATTGGTGTTCTACCAATAAGAATGTGATTCATTGTTTGAATCTGTTGTTGAACCATTTCATAGTGCAACATGTTAGTAGCGTTCATACTATATAAATCATTTAATCTTAACTGATATCTAATGTCCCACATGTTGAGCGCTGACTTATCATTGAATGGAAATATGTTCATAACTGCCATAACAAACTCTGGAAGAACAATGTAATTTTGTTGTTGTTTGAATTGTTCGTCTGTATATGCGTGAGTACCAGCTGCGCTTTCAGTGAATGATTCATCACTCTTCATTGTTTGTTTTTTGGTACCTGTCATCTGATGTTTTAGATAACATTTAATCGTTCCATCGTAATGATAATTGTAGAAGTATTGAAGTGCTTCGTCTATTCTATCATCAAACTGGTCTTCATCGATGTTGATTTCCAGAACAGGTGCACCAAGTTTTCTTTTGATGTACTCTTTGAATGTTGCTTTACTGTTTGGAGTTGCCATAGTAGTATTTCCTGTTTATACTACTATTTATATGAATTCTAATCTTGGAAAAAAGTTTTTGTTTGTAGTCTATCTATCTTCTCATCTATACGCTCTATAGAATCGATAATTCTCTGAAAAGACTTCTCCATCTGTTCTCTAGTGACATAATCCTTGGCGATTTCTTCTCTTGTTTTATTGATAAGAATATCCATTCTCTTTTGTTCAGCAAAGATTCCTCGAATCATCCATCCGACAGGAACTACTACAACAGTAAGAACAATATTCCAAAGTAAGTGTGGGTCTATGACTATATCCATATTGTTATTTATGAATATGACTACTGTATCAACTTACCAAATCTATCTGTTCTGAACACTAAACCCATGTTTTCTTTATGCCATTCTTCGCCATTCTCTTCAATAAGAGTTTCTCCATCGGGATGTTGAATCTCTATATTAAACGATATACTATATCTATCTTTATCTGTCGTGTTTGGTTCAACCATATGCATGGTGCCACTAGGAAATAAAAGTATGTCTCCAGTTTTTGGTTGCCAACCCCAAGATTCTTCCATTCTAGGTGAAGATAGAGCCATTCCAACATAGTGTTTAGTTGTTTCTATAAACTTAATATCTCCCTCGTCTCCGTCTGCCCTAATATAACATGCACCAGAATAAGTACAACCATTATGTAAATGTGGTGCATTATATCCACCTGGATAGTTTATGTTTCCCCATGAGTTATGCATAACACATTGAGCAGTTCCTTTTTCAAATCCACAATAACCCATAATCTCTTCCGTCACTGTTCTTTTAATTTGTCTCATCAACTTATTGAATATGGGATTGTTATCGATACCATCGTTTGATTGCCAACCGAGACCTTTATTAGACCTTCTTCTACCTTCACGGTCTCTAGTTCTCATAGCGTCCATTTCATCCTTCAACATTTGAAAATACTCTGGCGTCAATCCTTCCACTTTGTCTTCTGGATTATATAACCATTCTCTAATACAAATTACTGCTGGACTAAATAATTTAATCGCCATCTATTTCTCCTTTATGAAATGGACACTCTGGTGGAGGTTCCATTTCTTTGAAATTCTTACCTTTTTGTTTCCAATGTCCTTCACTTCTATATGCACCCATATTGTTGGGTTTCTCTTTTAATAGTTTATCGTACTTCTCTCTGTTTACTTGGTCCATGCTAGGAAGTTCTTGTACTCTTTCTTCGGTTCTATCTTTGTGCCATCCAGCAGTGTCTTTTAACTGATAAGTCGATACCCATTCTTCTCTTTTAAAAGGTATAACTTGAACTAGGGGAGTTCCTTTTGGTATAACAAACGAATGACTAACTTTAGGATAGAAAATAATTTGTGAATTGTCTTGATTGATATTAAAGTCATCTGTATCTATAACACCTTGCCATGTTGCAAAATGATTGTTTTGAAATAAAAAGGGGTCTAAATAGAAACAAGAATAACCTTTTGGCGTTATTATATTCCAAGCATTTCTCATTTTAAATGCATCTTTAATTGGACCTTCTTCCCCCAAATAACTGAATGAGTGTGCAAACTGAGCTGCAGGATGAGAAGGAGATGCTTGAGATTGTGAAACCTCTTTGCCAAATTCTTGAGTATATGTTTTGCCGTTATCAAAAACAACTTCCATATCTCTATTTGCAAGAATATACCAACCAGATTTTAACCAATCATCCATTGCCGGACAAGCACGAATAGTCTGTATTCTTTGTCCTCTATCGTGTTGAAAGACTTTCATCTTTTTCCACCAATCAGGACTTAACGATTTAGCAAGAACTGGTTTCCAGTCTCTAAGACTCTCTTCGTTAAATGTAGTGAAATCTATCGTTGGCATTATATAATTCTTCCTTATCTACTAGTTCTATCTCGTCACCCCTAAGTACGATAGAACATCTATCTGCATATCGAGCTCGTTCTGTTGGTGCATCTGCACCATGTGGTATTCTTCCATCAAACATTAACAATCTGTTTGGTTTAAACTCTATACTTCCTATAGAATGTTTTTCTATGTGTTCTTCTCTTCCATCTAAACCGGCTTGATAAACACCTTTATCATAAAATCTTAAATCTCCACCCCATGCAGGATTCCAGAATTTATTGTAGTAATATAGAAATGATAGGTTCCATTCATCTTGTTCATCACAATCACAATGAGTTGTACCATGTTGACCATGAGTTTGAGAATTGGTTCCCATATACTGAAATCTTTTCCATTTAAAACCAAAGTCTGTACATATTCTTCTGTTCAACCATCTAGCGTGTTCTACACTTTCGGTTGTTTCTCCATATTCCATTTCTGGATTACCATAATCATCTGTTTTAAAGAATGATGCACCCCAAAGTTGATGATGAGGTAAACCTGTGGGATGTTGTGCGTTTACTTGATTTTGTTTAGCCCACCTAGGACCTTCAGAAGTTTTACGATGAATCCATCGATGTATAGAAGTCTCTAAGTAATCATCGATTACATAGACTTTATTTCCTAAAGGAAAGTCTTTAATAGTAAAAGGTTTATCTACCTTGACTATTTCTAGGGACATAAACTACTCTATTAATGCTTTTTGTGGAGGTGGGAATCTATTAATATATTCTTCTACATCTGGAAGTAAATCTTCTCTAGTTGATTTTACATCATTCATAACATTTACATAGATGTTCCACAGTACATCATAGTATTCCAATACTCTTCTTGCATCTGACCTTAAAGGATGATTTGAACCATCTCTACCTGCAGCCATAACATCTACCAGACTTTCAAATCCATAAGATTGAATTTGTTGGTCTAAGTAATTTCTACCAACATCATTAATTTGTTGACTGTATTGATTGGATAATGTCACATCGGAAGGTGGAACAGAATTTTCAATGTAGTTTTCGATTGCATCTAACTCAACATCTGTTAATGAAATTTTTTCTTGTTCATCAAACTGAACATTGTCTTTCCATTCCATAATCTTGACTTCGATGTCATCATAGATAAGAACATCATACTCAAACCCCAAATTAGGTTTATCGACATTATCATGTCTCCATTCTAGGCCATTTGGTTTTCTAATAGTGAGATGACCATTCTCACAATAAATTAACATATTCATAACAACTCCATAATTTAGTTTTGATGTTTGTTTTTAAATCTTTCATACATATTTAGGTGTTCTATTTCAGAAGTATCCATACCTTCAATCCAAGGACCGCCTCTAGTATAATGTATAGCACAAGCACGCCACTTTTCTTCCTGTGTATCATGCCCCTCAGTTATAACATACCATTCTGGTATTTCTGATATCTTATCTGTCCATTCAAATTGATGTAGATATTTACCACTTTCAGTATTGATAACTTCTGGTGTAAGTTTTTTACAGTCTTCATGACCATTATTAAATATCATTAATGATGACCAAAGTTTTTTAGGATAAGATACATTCTTTTCACCGTTAAATTTTGTTTCAGCATAAGTATCAAAATCATACTGAACACATGCAACTGCATCATCTAAATCTAAGTAGTAGAACATTGGTAAGATACTTTCATTGAATAGTATATCATCATCAATAAAAATACTAAATCCTTCATAGTTTTCTAAGTAAGGAATTAAGAATCTACTATATGTGAACTCTGTTGATTGAGCTGCATACTCTCTATTATACTCTGGAATCTTTGATATGTCAAGAAACTTTATCTCAGGAGTCCAATCTCCTAATATATCATGTACATCACCACGACCTGCTCCAAATAATATACTACTCTTAAGACATTTAGCACTTAGTTCTGCAATGTCTTTGTGTCTACTATCATATCCGACATAGATTGTCAAGGGTTTGCCAGCAGAAAGTTTATTTACTTTTTTATTGAAGTCTGTCACATCTCCTCTGAAGTTCATCTTCAATAAGTCACTATGTATTTCTAAATATCCACGAGTGAATGAAAACGACATTGAGTAGTGGGCTGCATTTCTTTCTACAAGTTGCGACTTCATTTCCTCAATCATTTCATCTATGGGTGTTTCTGGAAGAGGTATAGCATCGTGGTCATCCCATATCCATAAATCTAAGTCTGGGTCATCCATAGTTTCGAAAACA